CCTTCATGGCGGACGCTAACGAGGTTCTGTTGGAGATGCTCAAGGGGCTTCGTGATGATGTGGTGGTCATTCGGGACAACCACTTGGCGCACATCGCTGAGGATATTCAAGACATTAAGACCGAGCAAGCGTCCCAGCGTAGGGACATTGACGACCTCATGGAGTTCAAAGAGGGCATCAACCAACACATCAAGGCGGGTATCACTCGCCTCGTCCTCACGGCGGCGGCCATCATCGCCGCCTCGCTCGGCATACCGCTGGCGTTATGAACCGCCTATTCAGATGCGTAGGAACATGGGTCAAGGTCATTCACAATCCCCGACCAAGAGGCTCTTTTGGTTCGTCTCAGTCCCCATCGTTATTGCATGGGTGTCTTTCGCCTCGCTGGCGGTGTGGAAGTCCGTCGTTGATGGAATGGAAATCACCGAGAACCAATTGACGGTCATAGGTATCGTCGGTGGTCCTGCCCTGCTCATCATCACCAACCTGCTGGACCTGTTCAAGCAGGAGACCACGAACGACATTCAAAACATGACGCCCAAGCACGAGGCCGACATGAAATTGACCGCCGCACGACTTGACCACGAACTCGCACGAGCCGCCGCCCAACACGAGCACGAGATGCTCATGCAACGGGAGGGCCGAATGCCCGTGGCTCCCTCGGAAGTCCCACTCCCAAGCGATGAAGAGAACTGATAGGCGACACCTTAATATAGGGGTGGCCACATCGGTTAATCATGGCGAACAACACGACCTCCCCCGCAGTCCTTGCCCGACTGATTATGAAGAACGAATTTGACCAAGACGAGTTCGCTTGTGGCGTCGGCGCCGTTGGCTACATCTGCCCCAACGGGACCAACCCCGATGGCGGCATGGACCCAGCCGTGGGCGACATGCTCGCCGCAGAGGCCGCTGAACTCAAGGCCGAGTGGTTGGAACTCACGGGCAACGAGTGGACTTGGAAGGACTTGGACGCCGCAGTCGCCGAGTGGGAAATCCAAAAGCAAATCGCCGACTCCGAGCGCCGCCGCTTGGCCCGTGAGGCTTGGAAGCGCACCCAGCAGGTCGGAACCCAAGTCTCCGAAGAGGAGATGGAGTCCATCGCCGAGGGTGAGTCCATGGTCGCCTCCATTGAGGCTGGCGAGCGCAAGGCCCACGAGGACTACGGACACATCGCTGGGTGGAGCAACGCTGGCTCCCGCAACCGCTTCGGTCAAATGGAGTGGTTGTGAACACCGTTAAGAACTTGGCCGCCAAGCCAAATCCATGGCGGAGCGCAAGCGCCGACGATTCTCGTTCCTCGGTCGGGGCCGTGAGGCCGCACCGCCTGAGGACATGAACACGAAGGCCCTCGCATCCATGTCCCGCATCGGTCAAGCGACCAGCGTGGATAAGCGCACGGGCAAGAAGTCCGACGGTGGGCATCAATTGGTTAGCCCCGCCATCATACGGGACATTAGCCTCAAGTCCGAGGTTATCGCCGCCATCCTGCGACGCACCGTGGACGATGTGCTCGGCAACGGCTATCGCTTTGACCTCGCCGAGGGCGTGGAGCGAGGCAACCCCGAGGAACTTGAACGCCTGCGCCTATTCTTCTCCATGCCCAACCCCGACGACATGGGCAACGAGTGGCTTGAGAGCCTCGTCTATGACCTCGTGCTCTATGGAGACGCATACCTTGAATTGGACGGGAGTGGAGACACCAGCGACGAGGAAGGCTCCGATTGGAACTTCGGTGGGAACCTTGTCTCCATGTGGAATATCCCAGCCGACACGATGGAGATTATCCCCAGCGAACGGCTCCCAGCGCCACCCGAGATGGCCTACACCCAAACCCTCAACGGGATGAAGCGACGGTTCTCGTCTGAGAAGGTGCTTCACATCGCCAAATACAAGCAAGGTCGTGGCTACGGGACCTCGCCGCTCGTGCCCCTATTGCAGACCATAGCAGGGCAATTGAACCTCTCAAATTACATCAACGAGCAGTTCACAGGAACGCTCCCAAAGACCATCCTCAATGTCGGCGACATTAGCAACGCCGAGATGAAAACGATGCTGGCCATGCTTGAGCAACAATTGAGCACGGGCAAGTCGCCGTTCGGATTGGTCGCCGTGAACGGTGGAACGGGCTTCCAAACCCACCGCCTCATTGACTCCATCAAGGACGGCCAGCACCTTGACCTGCTCTATTATTACCGTGAGGAAATCTGCGCCGTGTTCGGCATCCCGCCCATGAAATTGGGCTGGGTGCAGACGGGCAAAATGAGCAACCCCGAGCAACAATTGGAAGCGTGGTATGATGTGGTGGAGTCCTACCACCACCGCATCGCCTCCATGATTAACCACCGCATTCTCCCCATCCTCGGCGTTAGGGATTATGTGTGGCGATTCAACACGATTCGTCCGTCCAAGGAGAAGGTGATGGCCGAGGTCGTCCGTGCTCAAGGACAGGCTATCGCCGCTCTTAGGCAGGAGGGCGTTATCACCATCAACGAGGCACGAGCCATGCTCGGCTACGAACTGCTGGACGACGAGAAGGCCGCCGACCCATTCTTTGTCTCACCCAAATTGTCCATCAACCAAGGTGCAGACGCCGCCGCAGAGGCCGCTGAGGACCCCTCAGAGGACGAGGAACCGTCCGAGGACCCCGAACCACCAGCAGAAGAAACGAGAGCCATGGGCGTGCCTTGGGAGGTCTTTTGATGAAAATGTCCATTGACGCCGGAGTGTTCCGTCGTCTCGGAGCGTCGTTTGAATACCTCGGGGCGTTCATGGACCGAACCGCCAGCATGGAGATGCAACGCCTTATGGGCGAGAAAATCCTCGCCAAGGCGCTGGAACTCGTGCCCGTCCGAACGGGTGCACTCAAGTCCACAGGGCGCGTTGTCAAGTCTCAAGACCGCAAGGGTGTGGAGGTCCGCTTCGGGAACACCCGTGTGCGCTACGCTCTCGTCGTTGAGTTCGGACGGATTCAGTTCGCCCCCTTCCCACCCCGACCCTACATTCGCCCCGCCGTGCGCTACGCTTCACGGCACTTCAAGCGAGACGCCCGCCTCGTCTTGGATAAGGCCGTAGCACAAACCCTACCCAAGGTGATAAAATGAGCGCCGACGACCCCCTTCAGAACCACCGCTTAGACCGATTAGAGGAAGCCTTCACCAAGATGGCTGAGACGCAAGCCGAGCGAGACATGCAAATGTCGGCTCTCACCGGAGCGCTTGAGGTCCAAAACCAAGTGCTCACGAATGGATTTGATTTGATGAAGCGGCTCGCCGCCGCCATCATCGGTGTGCTATCGGTGGTCATAGGCGGAACACAGGTGATGTGAGATGGACGAGCAAGTGGACAAGGCTCCCAGCGTATCGGAGTCGGTGAAGAAGTCGCTCGCCGAGAAGGCGAAGGCACACAACGAGAAGCACGAGGCCGCCAGCAAGAGAACCAGCACACGAACGCTCATCGCCGTTTTCCGACGCGGTGTGGGCGCCTACAACACGAACCCCGAGAGTGTGCGCCCCTCGGTTTCATCGGCCGACCAATGGGCCTACGCTCGGGTGAACTCGTTCCTCTATGCTCTCCGCAACGGTCGGTTCCGAAGCGGCAAGCACGACACCGACCTGCTCCCGAAGGGCCATCCGCAGTCCACGAAGTCGTTTGACTACGACGAGAAGGCACCCAAGACGAACTTCCCCAAGCGTGGCGATAATCAAAAGGTGAGTCTCGCCAATAGCCAATATAAGCAGTTCCCGCTGGCCTACGCCCTCAAATTGAGGGACGAGCACCCCGATATATGGCGCAAGGGCGGGAACATTCTCGGCAACACGCAGTTCAACCGACTACGCAAGGTCAAGGCTGGCGGCGTCAAGACCCCGACCGACGAGAAGGCCGTCCGCCTCCGTGAGGCTTGGGCCGCTCGCCACCTGAAGGACTACCGCCTCGCTGGCGTGGTCGCCCAAATCAAGTGGCTCGTCGTCGGTTCCCGAGGCATTAGCCACATGAAGCAGGTCATTGATGAGGCCCGCAAGAAAAGTCTTGAGGAATAACTTAATATAGGGGTGCTCCCTACGCTTAATCATGCAAGAACCAGCACGATTTGAAGAAGGAAGCATTTACACCCAACAAGACGGCACGAACTTTTTCGTGGTTGAGCGAGGCCAACACGAGTGGGGCGTGCGCTACATCAAAGTCTTGCTCACCGACGGCACCCGACGACAAATGGACATTCGTTGCGCTCAAGGTCTTGGAGGCATCAACGCTGATGGAAGCCCGCTGGGCAACGATGAAGTCGTTGGCGGCGGCCGCTGGGACCCATGGGGGAACTACACCAACGCACGCAAGAACTTCGTCGTCAATGTGAAGAAATTGGTCCGTGGCGAGTGGGCTTGGGCTTGAATAGGTGGGGCCACCGTTTCAGAGCATGGCGGCGAATCGGAAGGCTAAGCGACTCATCAACCGGACCCCCCGATGGGTCCTTGAGGGCCTTGAGCACCTCGGTGAGAACCCACCCGACGAACCTCAGCCGACCTCATTCTTTCGCACCTTCTGCATCCATTGGCGGGAGGACAACATGGACAAATACGGCTACATTCGCCATCCTCCCCGTGATTTTGACGGCACGGCCAACGATTATTCGGCGCTCCTCCGCCGCTTTGGGTGGACCAACCTCAAGGCTGGAACGGGCCGTCCGGCGATGTGGGAACTGTCTTAAACCACCTCGGCCGAACCGAACGGCATGAACTCGCTTGACAACGCTACCGTCGTTGATTCTCAGGTGTTCGGCGCCATCGCTGGCGACGCCAAGGAGGCCGTGTTTGAATACCGCCTCACTATGCCCTTCCAAGTGGATAAGGACTACAAAGCCGCCCACGAGGACGAGGACGATGTGGTCGTCTATGGACCCGTTTATGTCGGCGACGAGACAATGCTGGACCGCCACCGTGAACTCGTGGACGCCAAGGCCATTATGGCCTCGTGGGAGTCCTACGCCAAGAACCCCGTTATCCTGTATAATCACCGCAAGGACTACGGCGTCATTGGCCTCATGGAAGAGGTTGAGATGGGTATGTGGGAGAAGCCCGACGGCGAGAAAATTGAGGCCGTCTTTGGCCGCGCCCGCATTGATGGTGGTGAGAAGGACATTACCCGCAAAATCAACAAAGGGATGCTCCGAGCGTTCTCCATCGGCTTCATCGCCAAGGCTGGTGTGAAGCAGGGCGAGGGCGAGGACGCATACCTCACCTTCACCGAGGTGGAGTGGATTGAGACGAGTGTGGTGGACATTCCCGCCTCGCCCAACGCCCTGTTCAATGTGAGCAAGTCGCTGGTCTCCTATGACGGTGAGAAGCACCTCATCGCCGTGGAGGAGCGAGACGATTCCTATGTTATTGAGTTCGGCAAGGCTGACCCCATGCCCGAGCAGGGTCCGCAAGAAGGAACCGAGATGGGCTTTGACGCTGACCTCCTCGTGGAACTCACCGACACCATCGCTGGCTTGGAAGCCAAAATCGCCGAACTTCAGGGACGGATGGACGAACCTATTGACGGCGATACGGTTAAGAGCCATGATGATAGCCAACAGGCCATGACCGAGCAAGAAATCGCCGAAGTCGTGGAAGAAGAGGTCGTTGAATTGACGGCCGATGAAGAGACCTTCACCATCAAGTCCGAAGAGGCACCCGTTGAAGAAGTCGTTGAGACCAAAGAGGCTGAGGAAGAAGCCGAAGAACTCCCCGAAGAGGAAGAGTCCGAAGAGGAACTCTCCGAGGAAGCCGAGGAAGTCGCCGAAGAGGAACTCCCCGAAGAGGTCGTTGAAGAGTCCAGCGAAGAAGTCGTTGAGACCAAGGAAGCCGAAGAGGGCGACACCACCGTCGCCGTCCTTTCAGAGGTCGCATCCTCCCTCACCGCCGTTGAGGCTGGCTTGAAGGAACTCACCTCCCGCCTTGACGAGACCGAGGGCCTCAAGGCCCTGCTCGCCGAGCGAGACGCCACCATCGCAGAACTCACCGAAGCCAAGGCCGCCGCAGAAGCCGAGGCTGAGATTGAAGCCGAAGTCTCCCGCCGCCTTGGCGAGAAGATGAGCGAACTCGGGTTGAGCGCCACCCCAGCCGTGAGCGCCAAGCCCAAATCCATGTCCCCTACGACCAAGACGACCACCAAGGTGAAGTCGGGTCCAACCAAGCACGACCCCGTGCCCGAAGTGAGCAAAGGAATGGCTTCACTCGGCGATTGGTTGGAAGTCCGCCTCGCAGGAAAGAGGCTCGGTTGAGGGGCAACGGTTAATAGCCACAATGACAGGAGAGATGAAACATGAGCCAAGAAATTGACTTCACAGAATTGACGGAGCGCGTGAAGAACGCACTCGCTGGTGCCGCCGCTGGAACGGGTGCTACCATGCTACCTACGGACACCGCAGACGAGATTATCGGCATCGTCTATGAGAGGAACTTCATGCGAAGTCTCTTCCCAGCCATGCCCATGTCTCGCCGCAAGGTCAATGTGCCCAAATTGAGCGGCTCCGTGGACTTCCACCAACAGACGCTCTCCATGACGGACGCAGGCACCGCCGCTGGCGAATCCCGCCACGCCACGGATGAAATCACCTTGGAACTCAAGACGATGATTGCGAACATTCCAATCGGGAACTACCTCGTCGCCTACGGTGTGGAAGGTCTCATGGCCGTCCTCCGCGACGACATCGCTTCTCGCCTCGCCTACAACGAGCAGTCCTTGCTCATCAACGGCGACACGCAGACCACCTACGCCTCCAACATCAACGGTGCTTACAACGCATCCACCAACCCCACGGGTGTCTCGGCCTCGGCCAACGACTACCTTCTGCTCTTTGACGGTCTCCGCAAGTCGGCTACCGCCGATGCAGTCGCCGTGAACGGTGCCTTCGCCCTCTCCCACCTGCGAACCGCCATCAGCAACCTTGGCGTCTATGCAGACAACCGAGACGACTTGGCCTTCATCGTTCCTCGCAACCTTGAGGTTCAATTGCTCGGCTTGACCGAACTCCAAACCGTGGACAAATACGGTCCTCAGGCCGCAGTCCTCTCCGGTGAAATCGGTCGGATTTACGGCATCCGTGTGTTCGGAACCGGCGCCATCGCCACCAACCTTGACACCGACGGAACCTACGACTCCACCGGACAGACGAACCGAACCGTGGCCATCTTGACCCACATTCGCTCGCCTCTCATCGGCAACCCGACCGTCGCAGAACGCCGGTTCAGCATTGGCTTCCACGACGAGCCAACCAAGGACCGCTTCGTGCTCATCCCCAAGCAGGATATTGCCTTCAATGTGCGATACCCCGAGGCGATTTGCATTCTGCAAGGCATTACCACCATCTGAGGCTGACCTCGCTCGGCTTGCTCTCCTTGGACTGCTCGCTGGGCGGGCGGCACCATAGGGAGGACCAAGCATGACGGCCATAGATTATTGCACCCTTGCAGAGGTTGAGACCTACGCAGGCATCAATTTCAGCGACGGCATCGGACCAACCGATTCCGAAGTCGGAACGATGATAACCAATGCTTCACGCATGGTTGATGCTTACGCAGGCCGCCAATTGGCGGGAACCGAGACCTATGTTGAATACCAAGAGTCCACCGAACGCATCCGGCACCTCGTCCTACGGCCCCGCCCCCTCGTCTCGGTGGCCTCGGTTGAGGAAACCAAGTCCGACGGGACCACGACCACCCTCGTTGAGGGACGCTCTCGTGGGGATTCGGATTGGTGGCTTGACGACACCGAGTCGGGTATTATCCGGTTCCATAACGCCGTCGGCATCAATGCCCTGCAATTGTTCAAAATCACCTACACCGCTGGGCGCACGGCCCCGCCGATTGAAGCCAAGATGGCGACTATCCTCCTCGTGGTCCGTCAAGCCGCTCGTGCGGCCCTCAACGACGAGAACTGCTCAGAGCGTATCAAGGAGATGTGGCGCCCTCTCTTGGCCACGACGGAGACTGAATATCGTGAAATGCTTGAGCGCGTGAAGCGAGATTCCATGTCCGCCGTTGCCGTGTTCGGGAACGGTGGTGCTTGAGCGTGGTGGGTGGCCAACCTCCTTCCGTGGACCCGCACACCCTCCTCTCGGGTCTTATTGAGGACAATACCTCAGCGGTGGGTGGCTGGACAGTCGTGGTGAACGACGGTTGGTTGGAGGCCAAGAAACAGAAAACCTACCAAATCGCCATCACCCAAGAATACGGGGAGATTCGGACCGCCAACCTCGGAGGCTCTCAAGACGACTCCGATGCAGTTCCCCGCATCCTCTCGCAGTTCTTCATCATCACACTCTTCCACCCCACCCGTGTGGGGGTGTGGACGCTTTACAGGGCGCTCACGCAGGTCCTCAACGACCGTAGCCTCACCACGAGCGGGGTGAACGGAAACACCGACTACAAATGGTGCCGCCTTGCTCGTTCAGACGAGGCTAAGGCGCTCAATAGCGTGGACAAGGTGTGTGGCCCCGAGAAGCGAGAGGGGGAC